CCCGACGGAAGAAGATAGGGCCATGAGCCAGCACGGGGCCTCTGTGGCGGCGCAGATCATGGGCCAGGCGGAGGCCAGGCCGGATGTCGAAACGGACAAGGTGCCAGAGCATTTGCTGACGGTGCCGGGCGTGCTGGGGGATTTTGTGGAGTGGGCGGGGCGGACCTGCATCAAGCCGCAGCCGCAATTTGACGTGCAGGCTGCTTTGGCGTTCGGAGCGGCGGTTCTCGGGCAAAGGTTCATTACCAGCGGCAACAACATGGCCAGCCTGTTCATGATGAACGTGGGCAAGACAGGCACGGGCAAGGAACATGCGTCCAGCACCATCAGCCGAGCCTTGCGCCACGCGGGACTGGATCACCTGCTAGGCCCGGCGGGCTACACGAGCGAGGGCGGGGTGCTATCGGCGCTGCACGACAGGCCTGCGCATGTGGCCGTGATTGACGAGTTCGGCAATTATCTCAACACGGCGGGCAACAAGGCAAGCGTCAATCAGCAGCAAGCCTTGTCAATGATGATGGAGGTCTTTGGGCGGCAAACGGACATCGTGCAAAACCGAGGCTATTCAACGGCGGCGCTGACGGACGGGCAAAAGCAAAAGATGGAGATTCGCGTCACGAATCCCAGCCTAACGGTGCTGGCCATGACCACGCCCGAGACATTCTACGACGCTATTAGCGGCAAGGACATTGCTAGCGGACTTCTTAACCGGTTTTTGATCGTGGAAAGCAAGCTGCCCCGCACCAAGTCGCGCCGCCCGAAAAGGGTTGATCCCCCCGCCAAGGTCACGGAGTGGGCGAAGGCCTGCGCCAGCGCCGGTGGTGATAGCATGGTGACGGACCAAGGGCCGGAGTTCCCGCCTGAGCCGGTGGAGTTGCCTTTTACGGCGGCAGCATACGACATGCTTGACGACTACGAGGACACCATCATTGCACGGCAGAACGCGGCCAAGACAGAGGCCGACGCGGCCATGTTTAACCGCAGCCGGGAAATGTCCATGCGGGTGGCGCTTATCGTGGCTGTCTCAATGGGGCTGGACGAGGTGAGTGACGTGGCTACGCGCTGGGCGATTGACTATGTGGATTTTTATGCCCAGCGGGCGGTGCAGTCGATGCGAGACAACATGGCTGAGGGTGAAACCGACGCGCTGCGCAAAAAGGTTGCGGCAGCCATTAAGGCAGCAGGGCCAAACGGGCTGAAAATGTCGGAGCTGCAAGCCAAGGTTCCGGCGATGGGCAACCTCGGCAAACCCCAGCGTGACGGTCTTATGGCGATGATCTGCGAGGATTTTCCCATTGAGCGCACCACGTTGCAGGGCGGCAAGGGGCGACCGCCGATTATTCACACCTGGACCGGCAATTAGGTGTTGCAACACGTCTGCGGCTTGTGTAGCGTGGCAGGTGTTGAAGCTAAGAGAGGACAACGCGATGACGACGAACACCGACAAACTTTGCGAGGCCTGGCTTGACGCCAAGCGCACTGAGGCGGAGGCGCGGATGCAGCGCCTTGCCATTGAGGAGCAGCTTTCCGAGGCCTTTGATGTGCCTAACGAGGGCAGCAAAACCCACCACACCGACACCCACAAGCTCACGCTGACGCAGCCGGTTTACCGCAAGGTTGATCCGGTCGAATGGGAAAAGGTTGGCGCTCGGGTGCCGCACGAAATGCGCCCGATCAAGACTAAGATCGAGGCGGACGCGGCGGGGTGCAAATACCTTGCCAACAACGAGCCGGAATTGTGGCGCATGATTGCGCCTGCGTTCGAAAGCAAGCCGGGCAAGGTCTCGGTCAAGGTGGAGGCGAAGTGATGATTAACCGCATAGAGAGCGACGACGGGCAGGACTTTATTCTGCAATTCGGAGAAGGGACCGGCGGCATCGGCATTGCCACGCGCGGTCCTGAAAACAAGACATCAAAGATCGAATACTTCACCATCGAGGAAGCGCTCATCATTATTAGCGTGATGCTAGCAGCGATTGAAGTTGCAAAAGCAGAATTGGAGGTTATTCAGAATGTCCATTGACCTGAACCAACTGCAAAAGCCCAGCGGGCAGCGTCCTATCATCGTGACGCTGTTTGGCGAGGGCGGCACGGGTAAGACAACGCTTGCGGCCATGTTCCCCAAGCCGGTTTTCATCCGCACAGAGGACGGCACGCAATCGCTGCAAGGCAACGAGGACGTCAGCTTGTTTCCGCTGGCCACATCCAGCGGCGACGTGTTTGACGCCATTGAGGCGCTAGCCACGCAAGACCACGACTTCAAGACGGTGGTAATTGACAGCATCACGCAGCTTGCCACGATGATCGAAAGCGAGATTGTCGAGGCGGACCCGAAGGCCAAGTCCATCAATCAGGCGGGCGGCGGTTACGGGGCTGGCTATAACACGGCAGCCGACAAGCACCGCAAGCTGCGGGAATGGGCCGGTGCGCTGGCATACGAGCGGAACATGAACGTCGTCTTTATCGGGCACGCTGACACCGAGACGCTGGACTTGCCCGACATGGACGCATACGCGCGATACACGGTGCGCTTGCACAAAAAAGTCACGCCTCACTACACCGATAACGTGGATGCCGTCTGCATGGTGCGCCTCAAGTCCTACGTTCGCGGCGCGGGCGACGACAAGAAAAAGGCGGTCAGCACCGGCGAGCGCGAGATTGTCTGCCACCCGCAGGCGGCCAGCGTCACGAAGAACCGCTTTCACATCACTGAGGCTTTGCCGTTTACCTTCGACGGCGGCAACCCCTTCGCAAAATTCGCAGCAGAGTAAGGAAAGGACACTCTAGTGGAACTCCAAGGATTCGACGCAAATACGGTTGACCCGGCGCAGAGCCGGGAGCCGGTTCCGGCGGGCTGGTATAAGGCCGTCATCACCGAAAGCGAGGAAAAGCCCACCAAGGCACAGACGGGCAGCTACCTGCAAATGACGTTGGAAATCATCGAAGGCGAACACGCTGGGCGAAAGGTGTTTGAACGCCTCAACCTCAACAACCCGAACGCCACGGCGGTTGAGATTGCCCAGCGCACGCTTTCCAGCATTTGCCGCGCGGTGGGGGTCATGACACCTCGCACCAGCCAAGACCTGCACGACAAGCCTTTGATGCTGAAGGTGAAGGTAAAACCCGCGAAGGACGGATACGACGCCAGCAACGAGGTGGGCGAGTATGCGGCACCGGACGGCGGCGGGACACCTGCATCGGCTACGGGCGGTGGCGACGGCGACGCATCCGGCAAGCCGCCCTGGAAGCGGTAAGCGTCTATCGAGCAGCGGGGCGGCGTGTCCGCCCCGTCACTGGATAGATGGAGGGAAAGAATGAACCTCGAACCATGGAACCAGCCGCCCACGGTGCAGGCGATTTTCGACTGGTATAAGGCTCAGCGCAAGGACGCGCACCGCCCGCACCTTGGGGGCAGCCAGATCGGCAACGAGTGCAAGCGGGCATTGTGGTATCAATTTCGCCACGTTGATCGCGCGACGTTTGATGGGCGGGTGCTGCGGCTCTTCGAGACGGGCGACCGAGAGGAAAGTCGGATCGTGGCGAACCTCCGCGCCGTTGGCGTCAAGGTTTGGGATCGAGACCCCGAGACGGGAAGGCAAATTCGCTTTACGGCGCATGACGGGCACTTTGCCTTGAGCCTGGACGGTGTGGCCGAGGGCCTCAAAGAAAGCGGGCAACCGCACATCTGCGAGTTCAAGACGATGAACGACAAGAACTTCCGGGCGATGGAAAACAAGGGCTGCGAGGCGGCAAAGCCTGTCTATTACGCGCAGTGTCAGATCGGAATGCACCTGAGCGGGCTGGAACGGTGTGCCTTCATTGCCGTTAACAAAAACACCGACGCCATCTACATGGAACGCATCAAGTATGATCCGGCCTATGCGCTCAAGCTGCTGGCCAAGGCGGGCGAGATCATATGGAGCGACAAGCCGCCCGAGAAAATCAGCGGCGACCCGTCCTATTACATCTGCAAGTTTTGCGACTACAAGGAAGTGTGCCACGGCGATAAGGTGCCGGAGGTTAATTGCCGGACATGCGCTCACGCTACGCCAGAGAAAGGCGGCGACGGTAAATGGTCCTGTGCCAAGGGCCGGGACTTCGGCGTGCCGTGCGAGGAGCATATCTTCAACCCCTACACCATGCCGTGGGAAGTCCATGACGCCACGCCGGATTGGGTGGAATACGTCAACGACGATGGCGAGGTAATCCGCAACGAGGGCAATAGCCAGGAACTTTTTGAAGGGTGGGTGCCGTGGTGAAGCTGGAACTCCGCCCCTACCAACAAGCCGCGATTGATGGGCTTTATGACTACTGGTCCAGCAAGCGTGGCAATGATCCGATCATCGTTGCCCCCACTGGCGCGGGGAAAAGTCTCATCCTTGCCAAGCTGGT